ATGGCGATGGTCAAAGCGCTGAACCGAATGACGTTGTTGGGTATGCCACACAGCGTCAGGATCGGATAACAGGTGTAGCAGAGGAGCCATCCTGTCGGCTAACTCTGATTTATTCAACAAAGCCGTTATTCCGATATTCAGGGGGATTTGCTCAGTGTCATACGGCATCTGACCACGGTCGGGGTGGAAGACGGTTTAAAAGCCGATCCACAACGTTTGCTATGGGTGCCTGATGCGCTGATACCGTTACTGGATAAGCGTCGGCTGGGGACTGATACGCCGTTGGTGGCAAAAGAGAGCGGGGATCCTTTGGCGTTAAGTTACAGCAGAAACGGTGTTGTTAAGGCGTTGCTCACTCAATTCAATATCGGTACGTTTCACAATTTACGCCATTTTGCCGCCGTGCAGATGTTGGCTAACGGCGAAGACATTTCCTTTGTTTCTCACGTGCTCGGGCATAAGGGTATCGATACCACCAATAATATTTACGGGCGATTTCGTTCTAACGTGTTACGGCGTAAAAAATAACCGTGATCGTAACTGGGGGAAACTCGTTTATTGCCCGCATTTATTGGCTTACGCAATGATTTTTAACGAATGGACAAAAAGGCGTTTTTGCGCACCTTTAAAAAAGTTATAAGCCAATCATCACGCGTCTCACAGCGGCGTTTTTTATTTGATGTTGCGCACTGAAGCTGCGCACCCCAAACGCCAAAAATGCAAATGTTATAAAGGTGTTAAAATGAACCGGAGTGAGCGCTATGCCAGCAGACTCAAAATTCAAAAAAAGCTACATCGATTTTGTTGTCGATGTGTCTCTGGCTAGAGGGGGCGTATCCAATCGCATCATTGCTCAACGTCTTGGTGTTGCTGAAAGCACGATAAGAAATTGGAGAAAGGAATATCGTGATTTTGACCGGGCTTTTATTGAGTCACTGAATTGTCTTCGTGAAGAGATGAACACGACTGCACGGAAAAACCTGAAAACGAGAAAGCGTAAAATTGTTAAGCAAACTGCCGAGGGCGAAAGTGTAATAACGGAAGACGTTTTGCCGACGCACAATGATCTCGCGGTATTAACAAAATTAGGTGTTAGCGCTTCTGTTGTTGAAGAGAAAAACGAAGAGCGGTCTTTATTACGTAACACCATGAAGCGCAAGATCGCCGGTGAACTCAGCGCCCTTGAAGCAGCACAGCTTCTCGAATCCGAAGGTATCACCGTGCCCAAAACCCTGATGCTCGAAGTGCAAAAAGCTATCGGCATTGTTGATAGCGGCATTTCTCAACCCACCATCATCCAGTTTGTGCCGCCGGGAGAAGGGGATGCAGAACACAACAGCCAAAATTGAGTTACTCCCAAAATTAAACGCCGTTTTTTCTGGCGACGCCCGCTATCGCGGTGCCTATGGTGGACGCGGCAGCGGTAAAACCCGCACCTTTTCCATGATGAGTGCCATTCGGGCTTACCAGTGGGCAAAAGGCGGTAAACGCGGCGTGATCCTGTGTGCACGTGAATTTATGAATTCACTTGAAGAGTCCAGCATGGAAGAAGTGAAACAGGCTATCCGCGCGATCCCATGGCTGGATGCCTTTTTCGATATCGGCGAGAAATACATCCGTACCCGCGATAAAAGGATCAGCTACGTCTTTTGCGGATTGCGCCACAACCTCGATAGCCTGAAATCCAAGGCGCGTATTTTACTGGCGTGGATTGACGAAGCCGAATCGGTTTCTGAAATGGCGTGGCGAAAACTTATCCCGACAGTGCGGGGCGATGATGACGCAGAAATCTGGGTCACATGGAATCCGGAAACGCAAGGAAGTGCGACGGACAAGCGCATGCGAGTAACGCCTCCAGATCGGGCAAAGATTGTTGAACTGAATTATCTGGACAACCCTTGGTTTCCTCCAATCCTCGAAGAAGCGCGGCAGAATGACAGGAAACGCTTGGATGATAATGCTTACGCGTGGATTTGGGAGGGGGCCTACCTCGAAAACTCAGAAAAGCAGGTACTCAATGGCAAATACGAAGTAATCGACTTTTCCCTGACCTGTGGCGTAAGGCTGACCGCTTGTTGTTTGGTGCTGACTTTGGTTTTGCCAGCGATCCAAGCACGTTAATCCGGAGCTTCATACTGGACAGTAACCTGTACATCGAATACGAAGCGTGGGGCGTTGCTGTTGAACTGGATGACCTTGCGGCATTTTACGACAAGGTTCCAGAGTCGCGGCGCTGGCCAATCAAGGCTGACAACAGCAGACCGGAAACCATCAGTTACCTGCGGAGACAGGGATTCAACATCAGCCCAGCGGCAAAGTGGAATGGCAGCGTGGAGGATGGCATATCCCGTTTGCGTGGGTTCAGACGCATATACATACACCCCCGATGCAAAAAAACATTGGAAGAAGCGCGGTTGTATTCGTACAAAGTCGACAGAAATACAGGGGATATTTTGCCGGTGATCGCAGACGACTGGAACCACTGCTGGGATGCCGTTCGTTATTCTCTTGATGGTTACATTAAATGGCGAGTTTCAGTATTGGATATTCTGTGATGCAGTGTACTAAAACGTTCGATTTAGTACTTATTCTGTGATGTGTGTACTAAATATAGGTTGGTTAAAATAGTACATATACATATAATAAGTACACCCATTTAGTACATTAAAGGTGTGTTATGTCCCGTGTTTTTGCTTATTGCCGCGTCAGTACCGCTGACCAGACCAGCGAAAACCAGAAGCTGGAAATTCAGAGTGCCGGGTTTGCGATAGAGGCGCATCGTTTTGTGATGGAAACCATCAGTGGTTCAACATCCGCGACCCGCCGTCCTGAGTTCATGCGTCTGCTTGACCGTCTGGAGTCGCAGGATGTTCTGGTGGTGACCAAACTAGATCGTCTTGGTCGTAACGCGATGGATGTGCGGTCAACAGTGGAACTGCTGGAAACGCGCGGGGTGAAAGTACACTGCCTGGCGCTCGGTGGCGTTGATCTCACCAGTGCGGCGGGAAAGATGACTATGCAGGTGTTGTCTGCGGTGGCTGAATTTGAACGCGACTTACTGGTTGAACGCACGCAGGCCGGACTGGCAAGAGCCAGAAAAGAAGGTAAACGCGCTGGCAGACCCCCTGCTTTTACGCCAGAACAAAAAACCGTGGTGCTGCAAAAAATTCAGGACGGAACTCCTATTGCGCAAATAGCCAGAGAATATGGAGTGACTCGCCAGTCTGTCATGCGTGTTCGCCAGTCGCATACGCTGACGATTAATTAAGCTGATAATAAAGATATACGGAGGAATTATGACAACCCGTTATGACAGCGATTTTTACGGATGGACTCAGGAGCAGGCTGATTTGCTTCGTTCCGGCAGAATAAGCGAACTGGACACACAGAACCTTCTGGAGGAGATAGAGAGCATGGGACGCAGCGAACGAAGGGAGCTTGAATCTCGTCTGGAAGTGTTGCTGGCTCACCTGCTCAAGTGGAAGTATCAGGAAGGTCGCAGGAGTCGGAGCTGGACGCTCACCATTATCGGCCAGCGTCAGAAAGTCAGCCGTTGCTTAAAGGCAAGTCCGAGCCTCAAGCACAAGCTTAGCGAATCCCTAGAGGACGCGTACAGCTATGCCATCATCGCCGCTGAACGAGAGACACAGATTAGCCGTAACGTTTTCCCTGACACCTGCCCGTGGACGTTCGAGCAAATCATGGATACCGATTTTTACCCGCAATAAGTATTTCGGCTAAGGCAGTACGGTTTGATGAATACTATATGTGGGTGACGCTGAGTGAGCGGGGAATTCACTGGGACGAACTGGACGAAGATATTTCCGTGGACGGGCTTATTGCTGGTCGCAGTGATATCACTCAGCGATCACATCACGCCGCCTGAATATCGACGCGGGGGAATGTACCGAGATTGAGGGCTTATTTTGAAAAAACCGATACACCGACACCTCACTGATGGCCTGACAAGTATGTTTACCTCGCTGGGTGAACGGGTCGCGGCGATCAACTACGGAAGCACGCGGGGGGGATGTTTCTGATCGTGAGCTACTGGCAATGTACAAAAATTCGTGGGTGGTGAAGAAGTTTATCGATAAAACCGCCGACGATATGTTGAAAATCCCGCGTGAAATTATCGGTGGGGTGCCGGATGAGGTGAAAAAACGCGCAACAGAGTTAGAAAATTCACTGAACGTCCAGGGGATTTACCGCGAGGCGTTGACCTGGGCTTCTCTGCTGGGTGATTCATTGATTGTGGCTATTACTGATGGTGATGATGAGGCGATAGACACACCACTGGCACTGGAAAACGAGGATATCATCAAGTTTCTGGTATTGAGCAAAGGCGAGTATGAGCCTGACAGCAAGGTGAGAGCCTGTTTAAGATTTTGTGTAAATGCCTTTCCTCAGAAGTGACCGTCAAGGCGGTCACCGAACTCGATAATAAAGCGACTCATTGCCATACGCCAGTCCTGTAAGGGCATCGTCCATTT